GTTAGGGACAAGCATAAAGCCTTTCTGTTGTAACTCCGCACATTTTAATACTCTGACTAGTTCATAGTCTAGACGCATCTTTTCTTCCTGACGTGCAGCCATTGATCTACACCGTTCTAATCCTCTCTTATCTAAAGGAACCATAAAGTTTACCTGGAAACCCCAGTTCTCTCCTATAGTATAACTGGAGGGTCTCATTCCATCTTCATCGATGTCCCAAGGTTTCGTATGATTCCCCATATAGAATGGAGAGAAAGTCATGGTACTACCATTACAACTTATGTTTGGACCATAAT